GGAAAAGGAAACGCAGTTCCGGCCTGACAGGACGATGCAAAGACCAGTAACGACAGGCAGTTCAAAGCCGGCTTGCCGGAAGTGAAAAGTCACGTTGAGATGACTCCCGTCACTTCTTCTTGGCCGTGTAGTAGGTCCCTCCGGTTACCCCTCGTCCTCTAGTAATAGTAAGACGAGTAGTAACCGGAAGTCCCATCGGCGTAGTGTCGATACCCACACAGCTGTCTGGCAGGCTGTGTGGAGTGGTTTCATTGCCTCCGGTATTTCTCAACAGCATGGTTGCTGGGTCTTCAGGAAGTGGGTAACTGCTTCCGGTCCACGTGGCGTTGACTGGATATCCGACAAAGTGAAGGCTTTGTCGGTATCCATTCGTGACTGTTCCCTCACGAAACGGGAAGTCGCGTACGTGGATGAAGTACCCAGGAGATTGCAAGAGTGGCTCCGAGCGCTCGCTCGAAAGTCTCCCCGTCGCGCCCTTGCCTTCACAAGGTGCGCTCGGGCTTTGCCGAGACCTTCGGGTAAGCGAATCGCTCGTGCACTCCGTGACCATGCGCTGCTGCTCTTGAACGATAAACGTGTAGATGAGGATGTCCAATCCTCCTTGGAGGGCTACACGTATCGATTGTTCAAGGGCAGGTTGAGAAATTGTTCTTATAAGACTTTCCCTTCCTCCAAGAACGCTGTGATAGGTTCCCCAGGGACCAAAGGTGGGTATGACGCGTGGGCTGGCGACCAGGCCCTGCGTTGTGCCATGGGTGTCGGTTGGCGTGGAAAACCAATCGACTACACTGTGGAGGCCGTCGTTCGCGACCTCTCCACGACACGTGCTGTCACCACCGTTGGGTCCCCGATCTATCACAGCCTTGTTAACCAAGCGGCCGCGGGCTTCAGTATCCCACGCGACGTAGAATTCATGCAGGGGCTTGCGACCCTGTTGGCGTTGAATGAATTCTGGGCCACTGACCCGGGTACCGGGGTCGTCCATGTGGCGACACCGCTTGGTGAACAAGGGGGGAAGGTGAGAGTCATAACCGTCCCTCCTCCTGGCGTCTTTGCTGCCGGTGACCTTTGTCGCCAACGCCTGTTCCCGAAATTGTTGAAACACGATTTGCGGATACAGAGGAACTGGCCCCCGGATTTGTCCGGGGGCGAGGTCCTCAACAGGCGGGGCGATAAGGTCCGGCTCGCAACTGGTGAGGGCTACCTTTCGGCAGATCTCACCAAGGCGACCGACGGTTTCTACCATGATGCTGTCAAGGCCATACTCCGTGGTCTTGAACGTGCAGGATACGGGAAGTCCTGGACGGAGTTGGCAGCCAATTCTCTTGGCGTTGGTTGTCAACAGCATTATGTTAGGTACCGTCGGTCCGCCATGCGACCGAAAGACGTGGAGGAGATTGCAGGTCGATCGTCGTTGGTGAGGTTGACACCTGAGTACATGGAGGTACCGCTGTCCCGCGGTATTCTCATGGGTACGCCCATGTCCTTCACGGTACTCAGCCTCATCAACGGCTGGGCGACAGTGCCGTTGGGTGGCAAGACGTTTATTGTTGGGGATGACGTCTTGGCAGCCTGTCGCCCACCTGCAATAACCCTTTACTCGCAGAGGGTCGCGAGTATCGGGTCTGGTCTGCATGAGGGGAAGAGTTTCTACGGGACCGGCGGTTTCACGTTCTGTGAAACCTTTGGGGTGACAGATCCTGACGGTGTCACCCGCTACTTTAACCCGTACCCCCTCAAGCAGTTCCAGCGAGACGGTTGTGGGGTCCTGGACAATGACGGTACCCGTTATCCGCAGCAGTGGAAGGCACTGCGGCGGGTCGTCAAAGTCCTTAACAAGCATGTCCGCGCCAAGGCGCGGCGCTTGGGGCGTCCCCCAGAGCTCCCAGCAGCTCTGGGGGGACTTGGTCATCCTGGGAAAGGGATGCGCTCTATCCCCAAGCCCGTTCGGGCTAGCTTGTTTGCACTGGTTGATCGGACCAGTGAGGGCCCCTTTAAGAACATCACACGAATCGATACCTTCTTTGCACCAGCTAATCCCGGGCTGTATGCAATGATGAAGGAGTCCGTCTCCAGCGAGTTCTCCAAGTACCCGGAGTGCTCGCGTATTGGCGTTTTGGGAGACGGGGAGACCTTCATCAGTTACTATGACCTGTCGCGTCATACGGCTGTAAAGTCGCATGTCGGCTATTGGGCCATAGGTGGAAGGTATCGGCCGTGTGAACCGAAGGCAATGAAACCAGGGAAGTTGAAATTGCCAGCGCCCGGTCCGCGCCAGTTCAGTGCTAAGACACCTTTGGGAAGTGTCGTTGCTTTGCTGAAAGCACTGAATGTGGACCGGGGGCTGCGAGTCCCTATCGATGTTGCGCGCGAAATACGCGGACGAACTCCGCACGCTGGTACACTCAGTTCTGAGTGGGCCAGTCAGTATGTGCAGGCCAATGATTA